GTTGGGGTTGGTGTAGAAGTAAGAGTTTCGGTTGGAGTTGGTGTTGGAGTTAAAGTTTCAGTAGGAGTTGGTGTTGGAGTTAAAGTTTCAGTAGGAGTTGGTGTTGGAGTTAAAGTTTCAGTAGGAGTTGGTGTTGGTGTAGAAGTAGATGTTTCTGTTGGTGTAGGAGTTGGTGTTAAAGTTGCAGTGGTGGAAGGCGACGGGGTGGGTGTTAAGGTCGTGGTAGTAGTAGGGGTAGGGGTAGTAGTTGGTGTTGTAGTGGTTGTAGGTGTTGGGGTAGGAGACGGCGGCGGAAAAAACCACTTATCAATTAAATACTGAGATGTTTCTTGTACTTCTGCAGTAGTTAAATTTTTATTATAAACCAAGACTTCATATATATCACCTACGAAAAAACCTTCTGCAGATTCTAAACCCCCTATACCGAAATAAGCTTGAGATTTAGAATTTAAAAAAGTACCTGAATCTAAGCCGTTCGTATAAAATGTACCTGAAGTACTAGGGGAAATAGTAACACCAATAACTACAGGGCTATTAAGCGGCATTGCGCTACTAGATTGAGTTGTAGTAACCCCTCCGTACGTACCCCAACCATTATACCCCCCTACATTAGCATTATCAGTTACAGACAATATTGTTAAACCGGATTTTGCAAAATTATACCAAGTACTAAATAAACCCATCCAAGTACCAGTATAACTTAATCCAGTTCTTTTGGCAGCTATTAAAACAGTTAATTCAGTATAATTTAAAAATTTATAAGGGTTTTTAAATGTAATATTACCAGTGTTTGTACGAATAACGGCTTTATTAAATTGCCCATTAGCAACTAATTTTATATCGTAACCAGCAGACCCATACCATCCGTCATTATCTATATTATCAGGTATAAAACTATTAAGCAAAGATTGGTCATCGCTAAAACCTGAAAGCAAAAGAACGCTTGCATCTAACTGATTAACTAAGCCGTTTGTAATTAAAGCCATAAATTAAACAACTTGTATACCCGATACATAAGGGTATTGGGTAGTAAAATTAGGATTATATGAACCGCTTGATAGTTTAGTATATCCAGCATCATTAACTACAATAATATCAAAAGAACCTACTGTGTTTGGAGCTTGATATGTAACTATCATTTTATTGTCACTTATTACATAATAATCTAATGCGGTTGCAACACCGGTTAAAGCAGGGTACGATGCTGATAAACTTGTTGAGGCCGAAAACGGATTAATAGAAGTAGTACCTGTAAACATACCAGAACTACCACTAAGATATACGTTGTTCGTATGAGAATACATGTCCCCGTATATTTCTAAAGTACCTGATAAAGATCTTTGGGCAAACCAAGCAGAGCTATACGCTATAACTGGTATAGCTGAAAGAGTAAAGGATTCAGTTAATTCTGGGTTAACTAATGAATCTATATTTTGTAAAGTGGGTGTACCTGAAACTGGGTAAAAATTAGTATCTATTTTAAATATTCTTCCAACCGGGTTAGCGTCATACTTAAACAACCACCCTTTTATTGTAAAAGAAGTATCGCAAATAACTCGAGTAGGCTGAGTGCTTTGCTGCTCTACAGGATATGTCATATTAAGACTACCGCCCCATAAAACTTCTGAACGTATTTCTAGACCGGGCATGCCCTCTCTAGTCCAAGAAATAATAAAATAAGGATCGCTATATGGAACAAAATTACTAAGAATTTGATCCATGTCGGTTTGAAATCTAGTTAGTATACTGACACTAACTTCTATATTAACCGGTACTGGTTGTAAATTTCTGTCTGAAGAACTTTTATTATAAACTGAAGTGGTGGTGTTCGTCCAGTATTGACCTTCTAGTTTATTAAAAACTCTATTTGAGTCTCTACTAATACTACTAATCCAAAAAGATATCGCGGGTAAAGTAATATGCTGTGCCTTATTAACCAAATCGTGTAACACTCTTTGTTTGGGTGCATATACGTATCTAACAGCAACATTATTACCGGCTACGCGTGCATTATCATACCGTTTTACTATAGCCCCGTCAAAGGCTTGTAAAAATTGGGTTAATAAATCCTTTACTTCCCAGTGAAATGTATACTTCTGCACATTATTACTTACATTATACGGTCTAAGAAGTGTTTAGGTAAGATATGTCTATTTTCTATTATAGTTTTTGCCGAAGTACCATCTAGAATATATGTTATACTTTCATCTTCGGCGCTACGGGTACAACGCCCACAAGCTTGTATGAGAGAAATAAACATCTTCATTTTATACCATTTCGGATCTACTTCAAACAGTTTCTTTATTCGTTTACTTGCTAAAGACGGGTAAGGCATCTTTATAATAACTTGCCATTTACCTAGATCTCCCTTTAGATCTAATCCCATAGTAAGAGAAGGACTTACTAGTACTGTATCATCTTTACGAATACCATGTTCTTTAATTATAGTTTCATTTGTAGTGCCTTCTTCTCTGTAAAGAAAGCGTTTACCTTTAAGTCTTTTTTGCACAGCCTGCGTAATAGTAAAAGAATGAGTATGTATAATACCTTTTTCTCCTTTATGGCTTTCTGCTATGGTGTGTGCAATCTCTACTACATTCGGTAGGTGCGTATCTAGTGTTTTATAATTGAGAGGGTATTTGCTATGACAGTAGATAGGGCTCTTCTTAGGATCAAATGTAGATTCAAACTCAACATATTCAAACTCTTTAATGCCAAGAGTTTGAGCAAAAATATTTTTATCTACAATTGTTGCGCTCATTAATACTATTACGTCTGCATAATCAAACAAACAATGTGACAAAGTATCGATTTTAAGCGGTGTGAATATTGCTTTTTCAGCATCTTTTTCAATTATGTACTGAGTCTTGTCCCAATGGTTAATAATATTAATAATAGACTCATACAAGTCTTTTCTAAACTGTTGTTTAATAAGCTCTATTTTATTGTTTTCATAACGAGCCCGGCCTTTATGAGCTTCGATAACTTCTTTTACCGACTCAGCAAGATCAGTTAACCACCCTAGAGCCTTAGTTGGCGCTTCACTGGTCAGCTTTTCATAATCAATACCGTTAACTGTGAGGCGTTTATAATCAATAACAGCGGAATAGTATTTTACTATTTCATCTTCTAACTCTGAACATTCATCCGCTACAATTATTTGACGTTTCTTAAGGTGATCAGGTAAATTAAAAAAAGAAGCGTAATTAAGTACTGTAAAGCTTTCGATTAAAGCACTATTACGCGCTTCATAATAAGGACAGCAATGTTGATCCCAGCACTCTTTCTTTTGTGCAGGTGCAATCAAACACGGTGCATGTTCAGTAGTAAAACTAGTATCAACTTCGCATTGATAGTTACTTTTACCTTTAAATATAGAAGACTCATTAAAAAGATCTTTATACTGATTCTGCAAAGCCTTAGTCGTAGTTAAAGCAAATAATCCGTGGGAAGATAGCTTTGCTATAGCTCCAGCATAATCTTCATCATACGCGTGGTAATTAAATACCAGTTGTTCGTAATCTTTGTGGCAACGATCTGTAGTGTTCGAAAGAGTCTTACTAATAAACGACTTACCTGAACCTGTGGGTGCTTGCACTATAATAAATTTTGCCCCTTTGTTTATAGCGGCTTCTATTTTTTCTAAGCCTTGTACTTGATGGCTTCGAGGGGTAAAGCCTGTTGGAAAATAATCTATCAAAGGCTTAATCAGTTTCATCAGCCTTATATGTTAGTCTACCTTGCAACTAATTCAATTTGTTAATTGTAAGTACTGAGTTATAAAATTTGCTGTTTTTAACTTTTGACGTTGACTTTAAATTTATTAATAATTCAAAATCTTGTTCAGCTAAAGTTTCGAGCCTATAATCAAAAACTATTTGATTGTTTTTTTCTTCTAAAGCAAATGGAAAGGGTATTTCAAATGTTTCTCTTTTTTTCTCAGTGTTAACGATAAAAGATATATAGCAACCAGAAAGACGGAAGTTAATAAGTTTGCCTTTTTTATAAGTTTTATTTTTTAAAGAAAAAATCACATCTTTAAGAAAATAAGGTTTAATGGCGTTGTCTAAATTATCTAGCATATTATTTGTCCATGAACTGCTGTTTATCAGTTGCAGACATCTTACTTAATACTTCACTAAAATATTTCCAGAACTGTTCCGGGGGCGTAGTGGGTACAACACTTACTACCTCCACAGACTCAGAAGGAACTAATCTATAATCTTGCATAAAAATATCCCAAGTTAAGACTAATCCTTTTTGTTGGGGGTTGAATTTTAATCTACCTGTTGCAGGTTTAAAATTTAATGCAACTCTACCTTCAGAACTATTCAAAAGAACAGTATCATTTGTTGCAAACATTCTACGGGTAGCTGGTGACCCGGCAATAGGGCGACGCCGTAGAAACCTAAGTTCTACGGCGTTTTTATTAAGCAAAGCTGTTAAAGCTGTTTGGGATACTTTCATTTAGACTCTTCAGGCTCAGCAACACCAAAAATACGATCCTCGTTTAAGAAAACAATATGTTTAAGATTATTTATGTTGCTAGCTTTGAGTCCAAACGTACTTGGAAAGATAACATGTTGACCAGGTTTTACCTTAGCTCTCGGTCCTGCTAGAAGTACTTTTGCAACACGCCATGCTTGTTGTGTGACATTGATCGGTACAAAAATCCCTCCACGCATAACCTGTGTACCATCTTCATTAGTATCTACAAATTGGCACATCAGAATATCATCTAATACAGCTGTAAGACGCCAACTAGCTAGATTAAGATCACTACCAGTGTAATCTTCAAGTCTAACCATGCCTTTATTAAGATTGGCGCCTACATCTTCATAAGCCTGAAACGCTTTTTCGCGATCGGCTTTGCTCATATTTTTTGTTGCTTTTTCTAAAGCTATTTCACTTTTTTTCATTTGGTAATTGTAAATTAAATTGTTCTATATACGAACTTACCTCTCTACTTGAAATTTCAAGATTGTTAGCAACTTTTTGTATGGTTTGTTTTTGTATAGTTTTGCTCTCAATGTCTTTCTTTTTCTTTATATAACTAATACGTTTAAATCTAGTTTTAGGTATGATACCGTGTAGATAGTTAAACCATTCAGAATTACCTTGTAAAGTAGACCAATGAGTATTACTTGTTTGATTAAGCAGTGTGGTTACTTCAGGAGAGTACATACTACACCACCGCTGTACCAAATACGGCTGAAATTCAGAATTTTCATCTAAATTAGCCGTATCTGGGTTCTTAGTTTTAAACAGAATTTTATTTAAATAATCGAACATCAAACAATAACTTTAGTAGTAGCTATAAAAATATTATCGACCATGCTGTAAAACTGATGAATTACATCGTTTTGAAACTTTACTGTTTGTTCGGGTGTAAGATTAGTGCTAAAAGCAAAAGCAGGTGCCTTTTTACCAGCAAGAATATTAATACCAGTATGTCCAATAGCTACATTTTCTTTAGAGTAGGTAATGCTTACAGATGCCTTACCTTTAGTCTGGTGAATACCACCTTGATTATGATCTGCATGAATCATAATATCATCTCCCTTCATTTCGATAGGCTTATTAATCTGTTTATAGAGAATATTAGCAATAGAGGTGTTAAACAGACGCTGAAAGCATACAGCGCCGAAAGGATCTAAATTAGGTATTTCCCAGCAAAAATTTACCATATATTCGCTGTAAATGTAGTCTTTTTCGAGGGAATCTTCTAAGTCGATAAGATTTAAAGTAACTTCAACCGGGGCTACAAAAGAAACAATATTACCAATCGGTAGGGTCTTGTCTCTAAAATACTTGTAAGCAAAACGCTTATGAATAAAAGAGCCGTCGTATATTTTTTGATCGTTAATAATCATAATGAAATTATACTGTTAAATTAAATATTTTCCATTCTTAACTTTGTCTAAAAACCATACTTGTCCTGAAAGCCATTCATCAGTAAAAGAACGAAGTCCGTGAGAATTATGTATAGCATTTATATCAACGGTGCCTAGTTTTAGTTTTTTACTGTTACAGGTCAGGCTAAAATCTATGTCATAAAAATGGGCTACACAAGGATTGGATTCATCAAAAAACGCGGAGACGTCGTAAATTCGTTTAGAATTAAAAGCTAAAAATAAACCATCAAGTATAAGCACTCTACCGTGTTTACCAAAATAGGTTACGAAAGTTCCTTTACCACTATCTGATACGTGACTTACTTTTCCTTTATGATCCTCTTTAGGGCTCATTAAATGCCACAGGCATGGTTCAGATATTTTTGCGCTTGAAGCACCAGCTAAACCAATAACATCGTATTTTTTTAAATTGTCATCTATTTTTTCTAACCATTCTTTATCATTTATTAAAACATCATCATGGACAAGAACAATGTTATAATCTTCGTTTTTTATCCATTCGTTATATTTTTTAGGTAAGGATTTTGTATTAGAAAATATCTTAATACACTCTACTTCATCTAAACGTGGGGTGTTTAATATATGATAATTTCCATATCTCTCATTAAGCTCTTTTTCATTAGAGGTTTGAGAGCAAAACACTACTACTGTTTTTTTCATTTCAAATCTGAAATAATATCATTTAGAGGTACGTTGGTAAACTTTTCTAAAATTAAAGAAGTATTAGGATCAGCTACAAAAGAATCTTTGTATAGATAGATGTTATGCAACGCGGGTTTATCAAATTTGTTATTGATACTCTCTGCTAAAGCAAGCATTTTAGCTCGGTGCACATCAGTATGGTCAGAGCATACATCAGCACCAACTGTAAACAATAAGGCTTCTATAACTAGTTGACTTTCTTCTAGAGACAAACTAATACTCTTCATATTTAAATCTATTTTAGAGTATTATTTTATTAAATCTACTTTATTTTTTAGGTACTATATTGACCTTATCAAGTCTTTCAACTATTTGAGTAAGTGTTTTTTCTGTTTCAGAAGTTTTATTACTCATGTAATGTAAAAACACTGAAGTAAAACTTGTAATTAATGCAACCCCTATAGCGGTCTTAAACTGCCAGTTTAAAGTGTTTCTTTCTTTTTCTTTAGCTCTAAATGAATCTACACTACTTTGTAAGTTTATTATTTGTTCTTTTAGTTCTATTTCAATTCTTCCTATATCACTTTGCAATATAGTCACTTGCTGTATAAGGCTAGGCTGACCGTTACCATCTCTAACCAACTTGCTAATAGTGCGTAAATCTTCTTTTACGTTGACAATATCTCTATTAATATAATCTATAGCATCATTAGACATAGATATATTTAGAATATAAAGTATGGGGACTTAAAATTATATGTATAATTAATTTTTATACGCAAAGATTGAGAAGAAACTTGTTTGTTAAAATCTATAGAGTAAAGTTTACCTTCTTCAAGGGCTATACTGCCTTCAAATTCGGTAGACGAAAAATCTCCGTTAATTAAATTTGCAAATAATGTGCATGAATTGCGTACGAGATAAAGATTGTTAGTGCGGATGTTATAGGCCCAAAATGCAAAGGTACCTTCTAGCTTTTCGGGCCCATGATCTATTCCAAATAAGCTGAGCATTC